GGCCAATGTATATAAGGTTCATCACTTTTTTGTAAATTATATAAGAACGGTAACACAATCTTTTCAATATCTTTAAACCTTGCTTTAGTTTCTTCATCACTAATCTCTTTTGTTATCGTTTCTTTATCGTTCACTATTTGCATAATTTCGTTCATCATACTTTTGATAGTAGAAACATCTGACTTAACTTTAGATAGTTCAATGTTCGTTCCTTCTACTACTTTAGGATCAATGCTCGGTGTATCTGATGGTTTAGATGATACTGGAGTAAAACCCCAATCGTTATCTAAATCAAATCCACGCATAAAATCAGGTATGTCTTTGTCTGCCATTTTATTTAATCCTTTAAGGTTTTTCCTATTTTAAAAAAGAAAGATAATGTTAATCTTTCTTTAAAGGTATAATCTAAAGCAGGAGAGTGATATCTACCGCCGTGATATAAAACTAGTCTATTTGGAACAGCACTTATATAAATGTCTGGCACTCTCTCCATTTGATTATTAAAAAATGCCGTGCCTCCATCATATGCCTGGTCAAAATACATCATACCTGCTATTATAGGTTCATCTTTTTCACCTGCTGGATAGTCCCTATGTATAAAACCATATTTACCAAAGTTTTGTGGTGATTGTTTTATTTCACTCAATATGATTTTTCTAGCAACTGTCCTAAAATCAATAATTTTAGTTTGTAATATACCTTCTATCTTATTTATGATGTAATTATTCTCTCTATCATATTGATTTTCATAACAAGGATACGCCTGCAATCTATTGCCATAATACCCACTTCCTGGTTGATGTTGTGCTCCATAGTTCAACCTATCTAAATCTGATTTAATACTATTATACTTTTCTTTTGGGAAAAAATTGTAATGAATTGATATTCCACCATCTAATATATAATTCAACATCTAATCTGGTACTCCGTGCTCTTTTCTAGCTCGTAGTCTATGTTTAGCTCTTATTTGTTCTGTTTTAATTTCTTTTATGCCTCTACGTCTATGGTGTTTTGCAAAATTACTATTTGGGTGTGCTTCTGCAATCTTGGAATAAACATCTTTGAAACCTTGGTCGGTCTTATGAGTTATCCCTGGAACACCAGATACTATGTTTATTGGTTTTAACACTTGTCTAATGTGTTTATTAGTTTCTAAAAACGTTTCCATTTCAGCAATTGTCATAAAATCAATCCACTCTTTTTTAGTTCTCTTATTATGAAAATGGTATCTAGGCATTGAGATATCTCTTCTTGTACCACCTATAAAAAGGTTTGTCAGAAAAGTACTCAAATACTGCCGAGGCAGGTACTTGGTCACTTCTGATACAATCAGCGATATCTTGATATTCAGATTTTTTAATTTTTAGTTTCATATTTCTTTTTTAGTCTGTTATAGTCTGCTTCACTTCGTATTCCGAATTCATCATCTGCTGCCCCAAAATTATAATACTTCTTTATCATAGGAGCAATTGTACCTTTTTTACGTCCTCCTTTATTTCTATGTATCCTTCTAGGAGTTCTATTAGTAGACATATTTTTTTTAGATGTCATCTAATGTTTCAATAATTTCTTTATTATCTGCTATGACTTTTAATTCTTTAACAACTGTATCAACTGAATCCATATGCGTTGCAACACCAACAGGATTACTTAAAAATATATCCACGTTAGCTTTTGCTTTTGCAATATTTCCTTCAGCGTGTTTTTTAATTGCGTCTACTATTTCTTGTTTCATTTCTCCTCTATGCATTTTAATGATATGTTATCTCCTCTGGTTGATATTTACTTCTTAACTTCTTCCACACTCCGTGCCAAAAGTTCTTTGACCATTCTGTTTCTGACCTATCTAATGCTTTTTCTGCTTGTTTAATCAGTTTATCAGCACATCTAGGGCAAGCGTATAAATGTGTATTCATAAGTACCATAATATCACTTTTTATCATCTTTGTCAATGGTCGTACTTGTTGGTGGGTGTACTACTTTTACATCTTTACAGATATATTCTACCCCTTGTTTAATTGCTCTACTAACTCTACACTCATAACCAGTTATTCGTGATAACACAAAATCGTTTGTTGTTGGTAAATCAGCTAAACTTAATGTAAAATCTGCACCTGTCTTTATTACAGACATAACTTTATATTCTGAATACGCACCTGTACTAGTTGCTAAAAACGCTGGTGCTGTCATACCACACGCATTTAAAAATACTAATAACGATAAACTAACTATACTCTTTTTCAGCATATTTCTTACTCCTCCAACCTGAATCAGGTGTCAACACATCTTTATTAGGGTCTGTTATTTCTTTTATATCAGTAACCCTATGTGGTGTAAAACGTTTTTCTATGTCTGTACCTGTATCACTATATACAAACGTTTCAATAGTTCTAGGTTCTGGAACATCTGCACCAAATGGTGTAGGTTCTAAATGTAATTTAAATCCATAACATTTACTCATTTCTTAACTCCCGATTCTAAATAAGGTTTATCCTTTGGTTCATTCCATTCCATTATCTGGTCTAGTTTAATTCTTATCTCATCTGGATCTAAACCTAATTTCATTAACTCTTCTGTCCCCATTGCTTTAAAAAAGTCTTCATAATCTCTATTCTTTAAATCTCTTTTACCTAGTTTTGCAAAAAATGCTTTGTAAAACTTTTGCTTATCTCGGAGACCTTGCGATATAGTTTTCGCTCTAGCCGCTTCCCTTTGCCAGTTAAAATCTTTCTCTTTTTTCTTCTTCTTCGTTTCATTTTGTAATTTTCTTTCTCTTATTGATATATTAGCGGCAATCAATAATAATACTGCTAATGGATCAAATACAAATATTAATACTATTATTATATATCTAACTGCCTTATCAAAATGTTCTTTTGCTTCATCACCATATATTAGTTCTGCAATATATTTAAGTGGACCAACATCTGCTTCTATCTTTAATTGGTCTAGTTCTATATTACCTTTTTGTACTGTCAATTTTGCAATAGTATCCATTGCAACTCTTATTTCATTATTTAAAAAATCTCTTTCTTCTTTCTGCTTTTTTCTTTCTTTAAGACCTCTACTAACATATTCCTTATCTATATAGACCTCTAATGCTTTGTCTAATAAGTTTAATGTCTTTTCCGCTCTATCTATAACAACGTTTTCTTGTATAATCTGTCTATCTATTAATGCTATTTGTACTGCATTATCACTTGTAGGTTTTACTTGGTCTAGGTGTGCCTTGGATAAGAAACCAAAGATACCCATACTAGTTACAAATACTAATACAATAACAGACGTTGTTAAATATGCTTTTATTGATTGTGGTAAATTTGGATTTCTCCAATTATGATACAACCAACTGGCGGCAACTAACTTACCAACTTCTAATGAAGTACCCATAGCAATAATTGCTACCTTCGCACCTGCAAATAGAGTTGCTAGTCCTATAATACTATAAGCGGCAGCAATACCTGATATAGATATAGCACTTAACAGTACTACAAATATAAAAAATAAACTTCTCATTAAGGTTTAGTTTCTGGCAATATTTTAACTTCTGCCTTCTCCTCTAATACTTCAGCAATTTTTGTCATCATATTGATAACTCTTTTATCATAATCATCTGTAGTTGAAAACTTATCTAACGTAGCAATCAACTGTACTGAATCTAACAATTCACCTTTTTCTAATAATTTTATTCTTAATGCTCTAAACTCTTTGTACGCTGGGTGTTCATTTAATATTCTCATATATTCTTGAACACTATTACACTTTGTTGTAAATATTCTTACACGCCAAGGTGTATCTTCACTCATACCGTGAGGCAATAAACCTTTATCTTTATCCCAAGTCTTAATTCCAAATAAGTTATTTGCTTCTATAGCAAATCTACTTGTACCCCAACCACTCTCTAAAGCAGCTTGTGCTGTCACCATTTGAATTGGTACTCTTTTATCTGGTGGTGTTTTCCAATTTAAATAGTCAAGGCACTTATTAACTTCTAATATAAATTCTTTATTAGTTGTATATTCAAAACTAGGTTCGTGTAATCCTAATTTTTCTGCCCAAATTGCGTGTTCTATTCTAACTTCTTCTGTTGCTTTCTTAACTGCAATTGGATTTGGTGTAAATGTTCCATAACCATATGCTAATGCTGATACAAAAACAACTAATAAAGTTGCTTTAATCCACCAATATGTTTTTTTGAATAAAGTACCATATTTTAAGTTTAGTTTCATTAAAACCTCGCTATCTGGTATTCATAACCACCGATTGATGGTTGATTTTTCTTTTGGACAAAACTTATCTTATTCTGAAATTGTGCCATACGTTTGAATATCTTTTCTGCTTGTAGTTCAGTAAAGTTATCATATATGTCCTGTGACCAATTTCCTGTATAATAAGTCATAGAGAATTCACCGTTTTCATCATCTATAAACTGTTGTATTTTATCTGGAACTTTTAATATTATTCTCTTTAAATAGTGGTCTAGTTCCTTTGTTTTTCTCACTTCTGCCATAATATATCCTTGTTTTATTTATATATCTAATCCAATAGTATTCAGTTTAGGTTTAAAACTCTTAAACACGTTATTATGATTTCCTGTATCACCTAAATTTACCATTTGATACAGATGGATCATTTCGTGTGCCAACGTATCAACAAACTCTTTTTTATTACTATAAACTCTTAACATTTCTAAAATAAATTTTCTAGTTCCTTTACCTATCTTATCATCTATTACAACTTGTCCTATATAACTTCTAGGTTTATTAACTAGTTGTACATCATTAAATGGAGATAGTTTACCGTCAAACACGTGTTTATTAATAAGTTTAAAATACTTTTTAATATCCTTATATGTGGTTCTATATTTCAACGTCTTCACAGCAGAAAGTTCTTTCTTTAACTTCCTTTTGATTTTTTGTTTTTTGTTAATATTTTTGTTTCTTTTAGCCATTTCTTTTCTCTTCTTCTATCTCCTATTTCTAAAATAACAAAACATATTAAACTCGCAAGAATTACAATCAATAATTCTTTAGGGATATACTGATATATCCAATTCAAAGTATAAACTATATTTTCAATCACATTCATAATTTGAACCCTTTAAAAGAGCACATTTAAACTCTTTATCGTTCTTTTGTCTGATTTCACTAGCAAGACTCTCTAGTACATTTGGAAGGTGTTCTTGTAGTACACCGCTAAATTCATTTATCATAGCGTATACTATCCTGTGTAGTTCTTGCTCCATTAAAGCAGTATGGTCTACACCGTTGCCACTAATATTTTCTTTAATAACGTGTGCTATAACTGCTTTGTTATAATCATTTGCATTAGCAACATTGGATAGACTAGTTAGTCCAAACCATAGTACTAAATTCAATAGTATAATAAACATCACTTTTTTCATAATATATATCTTTCCTTATATTTATTGTTTAATGTGTCCATTATACACAATAAACCAAGGATAGTCAAGCACAAAAAACCCTTATTTTAAAGGGTTTTTTAACAATATGTTCTATTTTTGTTCTTGTTTTTGATACAATTCGTTCCATCTAAAAGCTTCTTTTACTACAGAATCACTTAACCCTTTATATGCTCTATGTAAAGTCTTATCTTTTACACTAAGCAAAAGTCTTGCTTCATCACTATGTAATCCTTCTAACATTTGGATAAACAAAGTTTCTTTTTGAGTTTTTGTAGTATTTTTGTCTGCGCCTTTAATAAAATGCCACAAACGTTTTGCTTCAGTTTTAAGTATTGTATGTTCAGTACCTTTCGGTGCTGGATTTTCCATAAAAGGTGGTGTACCTTCTGGTAATTCCCACTCAATACTAGGATCAAACGATCCTTTTAAAACCATTCTTAAAGATGGATGGTCATATTGTTTTAAGACCTCTATCTTTTTAGCTTTATCTTTTGCGTTATTTACTTTAGTTAGGACTTCTGAAAATAACAAGTCACCTGAACCAGCCGTAGCTGCCATTGCTTGCATAGAAGACCTACTCATTAATGATGGATGTTGTTTTGCTTCTTCTGCCATTTTATACTCCAATTTCTAATATTAATCATATATCTATTTATATAACTTATCTACCTCTTCCGCTGTTAATCTTCTCCCGATAATCCAAAATAGCGTCTTTTCTTTTGTAGTATCTATATTCTCTCTCATCCATTTATGTGCTTTACCTTCATATATATCATCAATAAAGCCATTACCAACATCTTCCCATATGGGTTTTGAATATGGATAAGGTGTTTTGTACATTTCATAATCTTGATAGTTCTTAACCCCTAATTCAAGATTACTAAATTGATTTAAATACTCATCAATCTTTTTCCTACGGTCAAGAAAAGTGACCCCTATAATTCTTTTTACCTTTTTCTTAAACTTCTCTATACCTTTTATTATACCTGCAAACTGTATGCCACTACCTACAGCAATTACTAAATTATCTAACTTATCAGGTATGTTTTCAACTTGATTAGCAACACTATCAAATATTGATTCAGGATTCGTAGCAACACTATTACCAAACTTGATTAACATATAACCTTTTTTATCTATTACTTTCCTTTTTATTCCACCACTTACAGCAGGTGAATGTCCAAGAACTGAAACAATTTCAATATCAGCACCATAATGTCTTGATAATCTCATCATATGGTGAGTGTCTATTATTTTAGGTGTTGTACTACCCACACCTATAACACATTTAAAACCAAAGTCTTGAGCAACTGCCGCTATGATAGGTGCTTGTGGACTATGTACAGACGAACCTGTAACTACTCCACCATTATATTTGTTTTTAATTTCATCTTTTAATTCTCTAAACAAACAAATTGCCTGTCTTGTTTTTCCTCCATTAACATTTTCTTTACCATATGGAGCATAATAATCATCCCTTTTATAATAAATGTTATTATGAATTTCTACTGGTGTTAAATCTGTTGTTTTCATAGTATATAAAAATATAGGCGACCCGAGAGTCGCCTACATTAATCGTATTGGTTACGATTCAATTACGCAATTAGTTATATGCGTATTCAGTACCGTATAGTTTTTGTATCCCAGCAGCTATAATAGCTTTTGTAGGAGTACCCAATCTATAAGATGTACCTGAAGATGATTTATTTACATAAATCATATGACCTTTTGAACGTAGTTTGTCAACCATCGCTCTTGGTGATATTAGGTCATATCTGTTTCTTAAATGTTTCCAAGAAACTGGTTCACCTTTCTCAAATAAGTTTAATACTTTTTGAGTTTTAGACAGTCTTTTTCTGCCTCTAGTTGCTACTGCAACTCTTTTTTTTGAAAAAAACATAATGTTTCTTCCTCCTTTATTTGCGTTTTTAAAGTCTGCATAGGACTATTCCTCAACGGAATTCTTTTTAAATGCTTCACAATTACCACTACCAATACAATCAAAAAATTTCTCCATTGCATTAAGTTTAGGTTGTTCATCTTGTCCAGGGTGACTATGTGTACACCCAACAAAAATTAGCATTACTAATATCATTAAACTATTTCTTATCATCATCGCCGTTCAAATCCATATCAGACACAAACATATCTGATCCGTCTTGTAAATCATTTAATTCTTCTTTTAATTCTGGATTAAAAACATTTGGTCGTTTTGGTCTTCTCATAAAATCTGAATAATCAATCCTAGCAGCGGATGCTCTACCACCTCTATTAAATTTTATCATTACCATTCTATCTGCCATTAGTTGAGCAGCGTGTTTCATATCAAAATCTCTATAAATCAAACCTCTTATACAATCTATAACTAACGCAAGGTCTTTTGTAAATGATTGTTTTGAAGTCTTTAAACCCATATCACTAAATTTTCTTAATAAATCAAATCCAATTTCATCTACACTTTGTTCAATAAACTCTCTAGTTTGTTGCTCTTTTAATCGTTTTGTAAATGGAGATTCTTGTGGTTTTGTAATTCTTTTTTTAATTCTATTTTCAGGAAATAAAATTAATTTTCCTTTTTTCTTATCTTTATCGTTAGTCACGGACAATCTCACCTTTAAAATTCACTACACCTTTATTATTAAAATATTCTATAAGTTGATTATATCCACCGACTAGTTCGCCGTCTATTTTGATTTGAGGCATTGCTCTTACTTTTTTACCAATGTCCTTAATCATTGCGTCTACTGACTCAAATTCTTCTAATTTCTTTTCTATAAAGATTAGACCAAGTCCCTTTAGAAGGGACTTTGCCTTCACACAGTATACACAATTTTGTTTCGTGTATACTGTGATATCTTTAATTGCTAACTTCTTTATCATTGTCATCCTCTTTTTTCATAAGATTTTCAAATGACTTGTTAGCGTGATACTTTAAGTTATAAGCGTCTGTTGCTTGTTCTATTGTATAGTTGAACATTTTGTTATATTCTCCTAAAGGCAACCTCAAGCCAATCCAAGCTCTATAATAACCATCTTTTGTTAAGGTCACGTCTTGAGCAAAGATTTCATATCCTCTAACTGGTGTATCTTTAATAATATTGACCAATACAGATTCAACTTCACTAACAACTGTCTTACTGTTTGATTTACCAATTTCAGTAATAAATTGTTTTGACTCTTTATTCATCTCCCCTTTGATTATATCCGCCATTTCAGCTTTCGCTATCATTTTGGCTTTCTCAATTGCGAGATTCAAGTCTGGTGAAACGCTAGTTCCAACTCCAAAGATACATTCCTTTTGTTTTCCTTCACCAAATCTAGGCGTATCACACGCTTTGGTTTCAGAAAAATCAGCCATATACCATTTTGGAACAGAATTAACTACTTTTCCTGTTTCATTTTTAATTTTATAATTAGCAGCACAATTAGTCAATAATAGACCTAGTACTGTAACTGATAAAATCTTAATGTATTTGTTCATTAGTTTTTCACACTCCTTTGTACATTATATAACAGTTCTTGTAATAAGTCAACGCTGGATTGAGCATAGCCCAAAAAATCCGAAGCACTAACTCCATATACAATAACCAACAGAAGCATAACTATGATTATATTTTTAATCATTATTTTACCTTCCATTCTCCGTACTCATTTAAGCACACTTTTCCGTACGATTTAAAAGCGTGTTTCTTACGACTATAATATCTGCAATACTCTGGTGTAGCAGTATCACGGTAGTAAAATTGGGCAAAAAGTTCCCAATAAGAAGGTGTATCTATGCCACTTCTTCCATCGGAACAATATAATTTCTCTTCTTTGGATATATTTCCATTTGACTCTTGTTTAATAATAACTTTTATATAACAAAATTGACCAGTATCATTTTTAGTTACTGGTTTAACATTATCATATAATATCTTTTGAGAACCATCTACAACTTTTGTACTACGTTGTACAGTTCCATCTGGATTATGCCACTCTATTTCCATTACTTCAGCAGTTTTTTCAAATTCTTTTTTATTTAAATCACAATCTACACACGCTTGAGCACCACTTACTGCATATGCACACATTAATAACAATACTAATATTGTTGTAACTATAATTTTATCTGGATTCCACATTAATTTAATCCTTCTGGTTTTTCTATCCATCTGCCATCTGGCAACTGACAAGCAGTACCAAAGACTACTTCTCTATTAACATTACCAATTCCAATCAACGGCCAACCTGATGTAATATCTACTGTATGGTCATAACTTTTACATTTTATTGGTCCAACTAAATATGACCTTGTTATGTGTATAATTCCTCCATTACCTGTTTTTGAATTATACCAATTCGTATAAGATGAACCATCGCCACTTGTATTTAAATGGTCTACAAATACGGCATTGTGTACATCTGTATCACTCTTATATAAAATTTCTGCACCTGCAAAAGCAGTTCCAACAGCACACGTAGCAATCAAATAAGGATTGTCTGATATGTACTGTAAACATAAAGTTGTTCCTGTTGTTGCACCTAACACGGCACCAGTATGTGACCTATTAACACAATTTGTTAGTAATAAACTAACTAGTAAAATCCATATTATTCTTGCGTATCTCATCACATATTTTCTGACTATTAACACTCTTTACAATGTAATAATCTTCGTTATTATCAATTACATAATTATTAAAACCTTTTTCCTGCCAGAGTGTATGTGCTCTAGCAGTAATAGGTCTGAAATAATGTGTACCATCATTGGCACTTGTACAAACAAAATCTCCGTTCATAAATTAGTTCCAGTTAAACATTTTTTTAAATTTCGCAATAGTACTAGCAATTTGGTCTTTACCTTCTTGCCATTTTACTTTTTGAAATTCTACAGTAGATTGCTTCTCATTAGCAAACCACGTATTTACTGCATTAATCTTATCTTCAACAGGTCCTGCATAAGCAGAAGTTGACAGCATAATTAATACTAGTATTGACATCAAAGTTTTCATAATATTCTCCTTATTAATGTATACTCGCTTTTTTAAACGGTTCAATTATATCTTTTGATTTATAAACCGTGTCCATTATTCCGTCATAATCTGCACTAGGCATTACTGACTTCATAATTTTTAATGTTTGACCCAAAATTGTCATATGTACCATAATAGGATCATTAACTTTTTCAGTTTCTTTTTGGATCCATTCGTGGAAATCATCACAAACAGTTTGTTGTGGGTCAAAAATTTCTTTAATTGTTGGTTTTGGCATATTATCTTTTATAGTTTCTATTCTTTCTTCTACTTCTATAATATGAATCTTCTCCTCCGTCATCTTCTCCTTCGGATTCAGAAGTTTCAAAAGCCATTTGTTCAGCATAAGTTCTGCCGAATACACTTTTATAGAAATGGTCTCTTGGATTTTCAGAAGAATAAGCAGTAACTAAACTTTGCCACTTAATATTTACATCATATAGTCCTGGGTCTTTCTCGTTCAGTTCTTTATGGTCTTTACAAAACTGCAATCTATTTGTATGGATATCGTTCTCTTTTTCTTCGTCTGTTTTCTTGTCTGATAGTTCAATGTCTTTTTGTTTTGCAACATTAAACTCTTTGTAGATGTTCTCTTTATTATATATTACACTACTCATAATGTATGTTCCTTTCTCAATTGTCTTAATATTAACATAAATCGTTGCTAATGTCAATCCTTAAATTATGCTCTATTTTACTCGTTTTCCTGCATTTCCAACGCTCTAGCAAGGGTTCTGGTGAGCTTTTCCAACTACTTTGATAGTCTGCTATAGCAGGATTATTCATCTTTTTCGTCTGTTATCTTGTCTATTTTATTCATTAGTCTTTTAGTTCTACCCAATAATCTATCAATTATTGTACTCATTTCATTTGATAGAATTATCATATAAACTAAACATCCCATTGAAATTATAAACAGGATTAACAATATCATTCCGTTTCCGTCCATATTATTTTCCTATTGCCATTTCGTTTTCCAATTGTAGCATTGTGTCTATAATTGAATCTTCTGGTTCTGGTTCTGGTTTTACTAGTTTCATATACTTTTCGCCTCCTATTCTTTGTGTTAAATCATATTTTAATATATGTTGTTTTACTTCTTCTCTTTGGTCTTCATTACTTAAAAATTCTACTGGTTTCCAATCTACACCGTAAATAGTTATATTCATATCATCTACATCATAGTAGAAAATCATTTTATTGTATATAATTTTATTACTCACCATTAGTGTATTTTTTGTATTGTTTTTTGTATTTCTTCCATATTAGGTTTCATCAATCCGCTTGCGTCACCATTTCCGTTTTCTTCACTTGATATCAACAATACAATATAGTGTATTGCTTTATATAAATCTAATTTGTTTTTTCCGTCTTTTTTACCGTATCTCATAAGGTATTTTATTGCATTTGATAAACTGAAATCTTTATCTATCTTTAAATGTCTTAATATGTCTTGTACTTGGAAACCTTCTTTAGTAGTTGAATAGTGTTTAGAATAAGTTGTCTTAATATATTCTAATACATCATTTAATATTTTATCTTCGTTATATTTCATTTATTTAAATCTCTTAATGATTGTTGAACAGTTGTTAATTTTTCTTTTTTCTTCTCTTTACTTCCGTAATGATACGCAAGGAACAACCCTACTATTGTAAGAGTTATTCCGATTATGAATAATAATATTCCGTATCCGATTGTCATTGGTTTAATGCTACTTTCAAATCGTCAAGTGGTTTACTCATACACTCTCCTGTTTCAGGATCAATTGTATCATCTTCTAAAGCATATGTATCTAACTCAACATCACCGTTTTCTTTGGCGTTTTCTAAACCGTCATAGTCATCATAAACAACTTTTGCAACATATTCAGTTTTATCTGAATCTGTATAATTAGCGTCTGTCATATAGGTTTCAACACCGTTTTTTTCTTCTGCTAAGTCTTTATTGATTTTACTATAATCAATTCCGCAATCACTTAATTTAGTGTCTGCTTCTTCTTGATTTTTTGCTAAAACATCTTGTTCTATGCATAAAGTATAATAAGTTTTCTTTCTGTATAGATTTTTACCGATATCGTCTTTTCCGATATATTGGTCTGTTAGTTCACTCATATTGTACCGTCCTCTCTCATTTTTTGTACTTCGTTTTGTCTTTCAGCAATAACAAGGTCAATCCACTCTTCTTTGTCATCTGAAGAGTCTAGTCCTTCCATTGCAATGTTATAATTTGTTTCATTAAGTTTCTTTAAAGCAACTTCTTTAGTCATTTCTCCTTCTAATAATTTGCTTTCAACTTTACTTAAAAATTCAGTTGCTTGGTCCCAAGCGAGATTTTTAGTTGCACTCATTAGTTTAGTCCTTTCATTTTTTCTGCTTTTCTTTTATTAGGGTTTAATTTATATGTTAATTCTTTATTAAAATCTTTTCTGAAAGATTGTCTGTCATAAGATTGACCGTAATCATTAAACATATTCATATTATCTTTAGCAGTATCACCGAATACTTGTTCATATGTTTTATAATATTCATCTTGGTCTATCAATTCAACTTTAGTTACGTTTTGAAAGTTAACAGCAGGTTCTTTATAATTCCAATCACAAAATTTAAGAATTTTCATCTTCATAGATTTTGTATTAAATTTATCTTTGAATTTATAAGGAACGTTTCTATAGATAGTTTCATATGCATAAAAGAATTCTTGGTCATCTGGATCAATATATTCTCTTAAATAAACTACATTAAAAGTATAGTCAACGTCATTTAATTTTACTTGTTTTGATTTATTCATAGTGTTTGTTTTCATAGTATGTGTATACTATACAGGAGTTTTTCGGGATTGTCAATAGTTAATAACCCTTGATTTTACTGGGTTTTTAGAGATATTTGTTCTTGTTTTGTTCTAATTCCACTCTTTTTTGACCCAATCTTGGTCTGAATCGTGTGGTAAAGGTCTACCGTGAAATACTGCAACCTTGGCTTTATCTTTCTTTTCAAATGTCCATCCTGATTTATGAAATCTAGGGTTTTGTCTACTGTACCATTTGTAAGAAAACGTCCATTCGTCTGGCATAACCTTTAAATGCTTACTATTTTTAACTAATCTGGACATTGCGTTTTGGTCACCTTGCAATTTCATTAAATCAGTTTTATCTTCTAAAAACTTATTCCATACTAATTTAGTTGCAACTTCATTATTGAATTTCATTATACTTGAATTATACTCTTCCGTTTTTATATTGAAATCGTTTATTACACCAAATGTCATATCATCACCAAATGTCGCTAACTCATTAATGTTATCTAAAATCACTACATCTAAATCCATATATAAACAAGGTCCAACCAAGTTTGCTTCTTCACTAAACAGTTGCATTTTATTCCACCAACCATCATAATCGTGAAATCTAAACTTTCTAAACTGTATGTCGCCTTTTAATATCTTTTGAGGTTTTACGTGGTCTGAAAAACATATAAACCTATGGGGTATGGTTAAATGTCTTTCTACCATATTGTATAGCACTTGTACATAATCTAATGAATACTTTGTTCCATAATATACACAGCAAAAATTTATCATTGAAAAGTACCTACTATCATATGAAATAATACATAACACGCATATAATAATAAAGCATAACCAATTATCTTTTCGTATATATTAAACATTTTGTTCTCGTAATGTTCTATAAGCAGTTCCGTCTTCAATTTCAGGTATTGTAAATTGATTTTCTGCAATCACTTTTAACCACTCATCAATAGTCTTTCTTCCTGGTCTCATTGGTTTTTTTATATACTTTATATCTCTTGATGAAACAGGTGCCGCTACGTTTCTTTGATGGCATATAACAGGTACTTGATTTAATATTGCGTCAATAACAGATAAACTCATATTGGTTACCAAACAATGACAATCTTTTAAATCATCTTTTATATCTGTTTCCCACCATTGATTACCAGGTCTAGGTTTATTTCTAAACTTAATAGGCATATCTGTATGTTGTTTAATCTCTTCTGTAATCTGTTTAACCCATTCATCTTGACTAATTCCATTAATATGGTAAGTTACCGTTTGAGAAGAAGGTGCTACTAGTATATGAGTTGTTTCTCCAGTATTCCACCCTTTAAACTGTATATCAATCCCTTGATGCTCTAGCTTCTGTAATCTTACACCAGGTCCTACTTTACCTCTAATCGTGTGTATATTACCTTTACATATTCTAAAATATGTCTTATCGTAATCGTGTATTTTAGGTTCTGGATATCTTGTAATTTGTTGTGTTAAATAACCAACATCTACATACCACCACTCTTCGTTTTTCTCTATGCACTCTTTTATACCTCGTATATTCTTACCTGCAAGTCCCCAAAAAAAGTGTGTAGGTCTACCTTCGTTTGACCAACCCTTTTCTATAGCAGGAAACAACTGTTTACTTAAACATTTATCCCAAGGTATATTATGCGTTATTATCATAAGTTTCAAATACTGTATTCAATGATTGGTTACATCTAACAAAACTAGCACATTTAGGAATATCTTTTAGTCGTCTTGCACCAATATAAGTACAACTTGACCTAATGCCACCCAATATATCTTCTACTGTTTCTTTAACTGGTCCTCTATCTGGTAATATAACTGCTCGTCCTTCATTACCTCTATATCCATCTTTTCGTTTACCGTGTACTTCTCTTGCTCTATCAGAAGACATCCCATAAAACTCTCTTTTACCATTTTTACTTTCTACTTCACTTTCATTGTGTCCTGCTAACATTCCACCTAACATAACAAAATGAGCACCACCACCAAATGCTTTCGCAATATCTCCTGGCATATTACAACCACCATCTGCAACTATATGACCACCAACACCATTAGCAGCGTCAGCACACTCTACTACTGCACTAAATTGAGGTACACCTACACCTGCCATAGTTCTTGTTGTACATACACTACCTGGTCCAATACCTACTTTAACTACGTCTGCACCTTGTATAATTAGTTCTTCTGTCATTTCAGCAGTTACTACATTACCTGCAATAATAGTTTTATCTGGATACTC